GATGATTTTCTTAATACAAGTTTTGAAGAATTGAGAGATAAGCGCGTTACAACAGCACTTAAAACAATAGTCATTGCTACATCAAAGCCAGCTAAATGCGCCAAAGCTAAAACATCCGCAGATATACCAGAAACTGAACTTCTTAATGTATTTACAGCAGCACCAAAAGCTGTGATAAAAATTGCACTAGAAGCTAGATAAATACCCGCACCACCTAAAATTCGTTTAAGTGCACCTGACTGTAATGATGAAAGAATAAAGACGAGTTTAGACCACATAATCAAGCATCCCCACTTCTAATTCCGCCAATAATAAGAGCAGCAAAATAGGCCGAAACTGCAATAATTACAGGTTTAGAAACTTCTGCAATTTTGCAAAATGGAGTAAACGGAATCTCAATAGAACCAGAAATTCCCATAAAAGAATAAGGGGCGTTCAAAGGTGCCGGACAACCACCACCAAATGATATTGTAGTATCTGGAGTTGCAGGGTCTTTATCAAATTCAAGCGGTTTATCATCAAACTTTGGGTTATCTCCATATTCTTTTTTTAATGCATCAACGTCTTTAGTGTATGAAGCTACATAATTAATGCCTGCTTGAGCAGCCTGACAGATAGTTGGCGCCCAGTTACAAAAAATCGGGAAATTGATTGTTATATCATAAGGCTGTTGTTGTGCAGTCGGATCACCTGTACCTGTACCTGTACCCGTTCCAGTAGTAGGAGTTGCAGTACCTGTTCCAGTACCATTGGTTGGAATCGCTTGTGAGTTGTTAAGTTGCTGTGTGAGATCAGATGCAGGAACAATCTGTCTTTGTTCATCTTCAAGTGCAGTATCAGCAACAGATGAAACGTATGCTTTACCATCAGCTTTTTCAGCAACAGCATCAGAAATAATTTGAGAAGCTACCGTTTCGTAAGGTAAGTATGATTTTACACGTTCTGCATTGGGATTGTAAGCAGGGTTCGAAAATCGTGATATAACTACAGATGTAATTGAAGAACTGCACAAACCGTACGAATAAGATGTATCTGTTTCATAAGTCCACTTAAAAGACGACCACTGCGGATAAACTTTTTTTCCGATTACTTGAGAACAAACCGCAGGTGCAGTTAATGCATAATAGCCATCTTGATAAGTTTCATAACCGGAAACCGCAAAAAGATATTTATAAAGTGCTGGATTTGATTGTTCGGATGAGTCATAAATAACTCTATTGTTCGCAGGGTCCATTACGTAATCCACAGCACCAATAAGCTCTTTAATTGCAAGATCAACTGCCAAAACAGCACCAGTTCTCACAATCATCTTACTGACTTGACTAGCAGTTGGAGTAATTGCAGCAGCCCCCGTAGCTGCATAACTCTTACCGTTTAAAACTACGTTTTTTGCCCCGTCATAGAATGTCGTTGCACCTTGCACTAAACGCTTAGTAACAGACCAGCCCTCAGCAGAGACAGTTGTTGCGTTAGCAGTCTGATAAAAAATAAAGTTAGGTGTAATGGCTATAATGAAGATTTGCAGCCATGTTATTAATTTAAAGTTATCTTTTATAACTTTGACGCAATAAGATGTAATGCTACCCATGTGACCACCAGTGGAATCCAGTAAATTATTGACGCTTGTTCTTCCATACAGCCTCCAAGAAAAATGCCCCAAAAATTGGGGCACTTTGGGAAAATATTTTATTTAGCAGTACGCTTGAAGTAAGACCAAGCAATACCGATACCGATCAATGTCACTAAAACGCCGATAATACCGACTACAGCAGTTTTAACACCGTCTAGCTCACCAGATGCACCAGTGAAATCAAGTGAAGATGCAGCATTAGCAGCAGGTGAAAGAGCTAGTGCTCCGCTAATTGTTGCCCCCAAACCATAAGTTGAAACGTTACGTAAAGTTAAAACGCCACGTTTTTCTTGTACTGCAAGTTGATTTTGTTTCATGTCTAAGCCCTCTTGGCAAAGTTATTAAAAATAGAAAACGCAATGATTAAGCTGTAAATCCCCACAATAGGTGTCCCCAACATCACCATTTGCGCCTTAGTTATTGCGAGTTGTTCAAGTAGTGTTACCTGCTCAACCCATGAAACACATGTCTGAACATTGTTAATTAGTTGTAACTCTGAACAAACAAATGCCATTTCAAAAATCCCCAATTAGAGCCACTGGCTTGCGATCACCGCCCCCAAAAGCCAGTGGTATCTATAAAACATTACATTTAGTAAAAATAGCCTAAGCAATTTTTGAAGATGTAGATTGCTGTAACTTGCTTAAATCAAGATCAACCAAGATCAAAACCGATGATTTCCCGTTAGACACTTGTTCCATTGTGGCAGTACAAGTAAATGGGTAAGACAAATGCTTAATACGCTCAAAATTGAACGATGTACCCCATTTAATTGATTCACCAACCTGACCTACAAAATTTTCGCCTGATTGCAAATCTGCTTGATAAAAAACAGTAGTTGAATCGTATGGTTTACCATTAAAGTCACCTTTAGATGACTTAGCCCCCAAGATGATCAGTTCAGTTTTAAATTGCATTGATAAAATCCTTATATTGAGTTTGATTAACTAAAGGAACACCCACGAATAATGAGTAGTCTTCATTTAGAGATTGAATAGGTTGATTGATACGTAATGACTGCATCACAGCAGCATGAGAAAACTTAAGTCTTTTTGGCACTTCATCTTTAGAAGATGAAAGCATTGCCACCAGTTCATCACTTGCAATAATTTTTGAGAATTGACGGATATATTTGCCGAATTGATGTTTCATGATTTCGATTGATTTATCGAAATTAATTACTGATTGCTTTTTAACGATTTCAGGTTTTTCTGGTGAAATCATTTCTTGAGTAAGTTCTTTAGCAAGCCATTCAAAACAAGGGTAAGCCCCAATGAAATATGAACTTGGATTAAGTAAGACATCAAAAGGAATAAAGCGATCAGAACCTTTAAATTCAACTTCTGCACGTGTCCAAGGGCTTAATACATCACCCTCTTTTTTTCCCCGTTCATAGATACGGCAAAATTTACCGCTGTCACGGTTGCCAATATTAAGAGTACGACCTTTACCATTAGGACGCTTCCAAGCTCCTTTATGCTCTACATTTGGTTCACGACCACCGCACCAAAAGCCGTCGATATTGTCCCAAGAGTCAGCCAAATCAACTGTTAAGTGGTTGCCTTCAAAATCATCATGAGCAAGGTCAATTCTGTTCAACTTAGGACGTTTACATCCACGTATTAAGAACTTATAGAGTTGTGATTCCCAACCTTTACGTGCCAATGCACAGCCAGTACCGTTAATTTGTACTGAAATTTTCTTATTTGCATGACCATATAACACCATGCCTAAATTATCTTGTAATTCGTATGAGCAAGTATGGAAATGCATACCTTTGTCACGTTTAACGGCAAGCCCAAACCCGAATATTTCAAAAAGAATCTGATCTAGCCATGTTTCAATCGCTTCTGTAAGCGACTCATCAACTTCCTCTGGTTCAAGGAATGCATATTTTTCGCCAAAGGTTTCTTGACCAAAACTAAAAGTCACCCAATCAACAGCAGCTATGCCATGAATATCACAAGGAACAGAATGTAAAACTGGTAATACACCATCTTCAGTTTTAATTAACTTCTGATTATCCAAATTTCTTGGGAAAGTGAACTCTTCAGATGTCATGCGAGAATTCGTTACCCCCATCTTATAAAAGGGGGTGCTTTCTGCCGTGTTTTTACATGTATTGATCAT